ACAACTTAGGAAATGCGGTTTGCAGTCCCGTAGATATCCCGCCCACTAATTGTTGAACTACAAGAATTTGAAGCAGTTGATCTACAACGCTTAATGCCATGTTACGAAATGCGTCTTTTACGGTTTCGGTTCCGTTGACAATTCCCTTGAAGCTATTACCAAAGGCTGATGCCATTCCTTTAGCTAGGCTGTTCATTTCGTCTGTTGTAAGACCAATCGCGTTTTTGGCTTCACCGGCAATTTGTTCTTGTGTCGTCGCAACCGTTCTAAGGCTATCTACCAATTTCAATAAGTTCCCTGCGACCTCTCGTTGCTCGACGCTAAGATTCTCTAGGTCTATCGAAATCAAATCAAAGATTGCTTGAACTTGCTTTGCCGCCTCTACTGGCTGGGTGAACGGATCAACTGTTTTAAGTTTCCCCATAGCCGCGCCCAAAGCCTCTGCTTGCTTCTTAGACAAATCAAATTCTTCACGAACTCGCTTAATAGCTTGCGCTAGATTTCTCTGTGCGAGAACCCTTTGTTTCCCACCCTTGGTCTGTGCCTCAGTGAACTTATCTTGACTGCGAGACAAATCCTCTATCACATCCAATTCATCTTTAAGGGCAGTAATGGTCTTCATTAACTGGTTCTGCAACTCAAACTGTGCCAGCTTCTTCTGGGCTTCAAACAGTTTATCTACGCCCTCAGTGACCTCGCCATATTTCTTTCTTAGTTTCTCGAAACGCTCCTCATTGGTTATGGCAAAGCCACTCAAGTCTTTAACGCTTTTTTCCAACTCGTCTAGTTCTTCGGTCAGCGTTCCGGCACTATCCCGCATCTTCAGGAACACAGTACCAAGCGCGGCACCAACAGCAACGACAGCACCAAGAACCGCACCGACAGCACCGAACACACCTAATAGCTGTGAACCCTGTTGACCGAAAGCTGTAAGAAAATGAGTACCGTTCTGTAGCTGAACCGCAAAGTCACCAAGCTGGAAACCAGCCTGTTGAATACCAGCTTGCGCGAAACGCCTAGCCTTATCTGTTGACTTGTCAGCCGCCGCGCCGAATACGGTGTAACCACGCGCAGACTTCTTTACCGCATTATCCGTAGACTGAATTTTCGCCTGTACTTGCTGTAATTGAGATAACGCATTGCCGCCTACATTTACATTGATCTGTAGATTATTAGCGGCCATTTTGCTGTTCCTCTAGCAAACTAAAATATGCGACCCATTCATTATACTCATCAAGCGACATTTCTTCAATCTCTGCAATCGTCTTACCTAATCTAAGCGCAAGCGATATAAGACCAAACCTGAATGGATCGCTCCTTAGTTTTTTTCCTGTTCCTCAACGCTAACTGCATTGAAGACAACACCGAAAACATTTGTCAGAACGCCAATCGGCTCACGCAATAATGTGGGCTTATCGTCTAACGAAAACATTTTTTCGCCATCCTCTGTCTGCGCCTTTATGATAATCATTTCTACCATTCCGGCGATTGAAGGATTGCTGGTAAAGTCTTTATACTTGCGAGAAACCTTATCAATGTCAGAGCCAGTCACAGCAGTATAATAAATCCTCAACGGATTACCTTCTGCTCCCCACTCATCAACATCAATAAAGTTGCGTTCTCTTGCCGCACGATTTGCGGCAATTTGTTCTGCGAACTTAGACATAGTGCCACCCCTGTCTGTCTATTGTTTACACGGTTGTTTCAGTAATCCCACCAGTTCCAGTTGCAGTAAAAGCCACTTCAACCATTCCGTCAAAAGTTGACGTAACTGATTTGCCAGTAACAATAACTGTGCCGGTGAAATATGTGTCGCCAGATGCCGCACCTTCTGGGTATAGTTCCAGCGTCAAAGATGAACCAACGTCCAGCGCATTTTGTGCGGTGTCAGTCTCATCAAAGAAACATTCTACCGATGCGGTATATGAACCAAGACCAGCTTTGTATGAGCGAAAGCTATCGCCCATACTGGTGTCTTCGATCACATCGCCGGTAATATCAAGAGTGAATGAACGAACTTCGGCAAGGGTGTTGCCGCCGACTTTAACAAGTCCTTCTGATCCTGCGTGTGTTGCCATAGTTAGACCTCATCAACTTCAGTTGCAACTTCGTCGGACTTTTTGGGCTTCCGACTTTTAGCCCTCTTCGGCTCTTCTTCCGAATATCCATTGGCAAGCAACTTTTTTGCTGTATCAGGCCAGCAATTAATTGAGTTGCCATTTTCATCATAAACCGTGACGCGCTTCATTTTATGCCGCCCCTTCAACATCGTTTTCCAAGGTAACATAAATAACTTCGATTGCAAAGCGTCCAACACCGACAGGGTTCTCACCATCACCGGAAAAATCAGCATCAAAAGAAAGTATCTTCGTATCTTTTGCATAGCCACCACGAGTAAGGTCTGTGTACAATGCTTCTTCGACCTCAACGGCAATCGTATCAAGCGTATTATCGACATTGGTATTAGCAGAAACGTAAGCCTCGACAATAACATCGAGTGTCCTAATTTGCGTCCTTGGCACCTTGATTGTCGAATACTCCGATGTCTCCGACTTAGTGAAAATAGTTAATGCCGGAAGTTTTGCTTCCGCAAGCGGATAGAACCTTGTCTGAAAAACACTTGATCCTGTTGTCGTAAGACCAGTCAATGTCGTTGAAATGTTGTCTCTGATGGACTTTCTAACGTGCGCCATTATGCTTCTTCCAGAACCAGAACAGTAACGCCAGTGCCATCACTCTGGACAACCCTGACCGTATAATTAACTGTTTTAATAGTTATGCTATCACCCTCTGATGCTGATGAAACATCTGATGTACGGCAAGTGAATGTTGGTTGTTCCATTGCAACTGGGATAGTGCCACCAGCATCAACCTCAACGAACTCATTGTCAAAGATGCCATTTACAGTAACGGCAGAACCACCCTGAACGGTATAACTAGCCGCGTCGCCAAAGTCATTTGGGTCAAAAAATATCGCTCGTTCTGTAGCGGTTTCGACAGCCATCAATCATCTTCCGGTGTTGCCAGCCCTTCGACTGCGCGGTTTGTTTTCTTCGGCGCGGCTTTCTTGATAACCTTAGTTGCCAAGCCTCGCGCAATAAGACGTTCAGCAGTGCGAACATCCAATTCATATTCTTCGCCGGTCATAAGGTTGCCACCAGTCCCAGCAAAGCACTTCTGTAAAATCTTAACTTTCATAATACCACCTCAAAGGTCTTGACGGGACAGTCATCTTCTCGACGACTGCCCCGCCAATTCCAAAACGCCTAATTAGGCGATGCTGACCTCATCGGTCTTGGCAAAGCTAACGGCGTTGCGAACACCTACGTCAAGTTCTGCGTGCAGAACCATGCGAATGGTGCCGGACTTGCTGTTGCTGTATGGATCAATCAAGATCGACGGTGCGCCGAACTGAGCAATCATAAGCTGTGAGAAGTCGCCATAAATCAAAGCAGAAGCGTCGTTGCCGCCATCGCCCGGATCGAGAGTTGTCGGCACATTGCTCGTGAACTCAATAGGCTGACCATAAAGTTCCGTCCACGGTGCATCCAAGATTTGAACGCTGTCCGTGCTGGAAACTTTGGCAGTTGAAGCCAATTTCGCTTTAACGGCAGGGTGCGACAGGAAGCCAGCCGCCGTGCTGTTCACGATGCCATTGTCTTCCTCAACCAGTTTGACCAGAGCAATGATATCTGCCCATGTCAGGCTATCAACGTCAGTACCAGACGAAATGTCCAGATTGTTAATGCCTGATGTGTTCAGGATACCCGTGGGCTGACCAGAAGAACCGGAACCATTGATTGCATAAAATTCCGTTCGATCTGCGGCAGAAGCCAACAGGTCGTTGCGAATGATTTGCTCAATGGCTGGGACGCTTTCCATAACCAGCAAACGTGACATTTCTACAAATGCGCCCATCGTGCGCGGTTGCAGAGTAACGCCGCCGTCTGTGCCAGCACCGTCAGAAACATCTGCGAGTTCTTCGACAAATGCGGCGTTTGCGCCAGTTGCTAGTTTCGGCATTTTGATGCGACCAGTCAGACCTGACAAGTATGTGGTTCCCAGATTGCCAAGAACCTGACGAGCGCGGAGTGCTTCGATGAACATATCGCCACGGTGTTCCGTAGGTACGAAATCATCGAAAACAACTTCTGCGCCTGAACCACCAGTTGCGGCAGTTGAAAGCGGCCCACGTTGCGCCCATGCGCTGTCTGGGATGTAGATGCCTTCAGCAGAACGACCAACTTTACGAGCAATCTCGTCGTTGACTTCACGCTCAAGACCAGCTTCACGCCAGTCGCCAGTGGCCTGTGCTTTTACCATACGACCCAAAGAATACTTGCGTGTTTCTTTTACGGGTGCGTCGATTACGTTTGCTGGGGTATCAAGCGGCTTGTCGTCGCCAATTACGTCCAGCAGTGCGCCACGGAACTGGTCAACAGACAGTCCGTCACGAATGGCAGTTTCGCCCAAGTCACGCTTGTTGTGCTTGGCGGCGATTGCCAAGATTTCGGAATCGTTCTTGCGTGCAGTGCGGACAGCTTCGGCCTTTACTGCATCAAGATCAATGCCTTGATTTTCAGTTGTATCAGTCATCTTAATCTCCTGTGTAACTGATGATTGCAAAGGGTCGGAAACTGACCGCCCAACACCGACTAGACTTGACTGGTCTGCCGGAACTGAAACAATCGAGATTTCCATCGGCGTGGTTCTGACGCGGACGATTTCATCATCGTCTTCCTCACGCTCGACGCGACCATCAATACGATAGCCGACTGAAATGTTCTGACGAATACCGTCACGAACATCGTTGAAAACTTCTGAAGCATCCTCGCCTTTTCCAAAGCGAACAACTGCACGCAGTCTACGCGCATCTTCATCCATCTCAACTGTCTCGACGACACCGATTTGCTTGGTCATATCATGGTCAAGCAAAAGCGGCGCACGCCCAGAATTAAGGAAGTCCAAGTTCATGCTTTCGCGTGAATGGTCTATAACTTCCATGCCAAAGTCGCGCTCGACAGGCTCCTCACTGGATACACCAATGCGGACGCGGCGCGTTTCTTCATCAATGGCACGATCATCATCAAAATGATGATAACGCTTGACCATCTGTGTGCGATCAAGACGCTCCATGTCTTTGTCTTTGTCAGCCTTCATTTCTTTTTCATCTTCGTCGTGATATGGGCGATCCTCCATCTCTTGCATTGGCTTTGCAAAAGTTATGATGTAAGCGTCATCCGTTTCCTCGACGTTCTGAATATGTCTTTGTTCCAAGTCTGCCATGTCCCGTTCCTTCGTTGATAGGGGATGTCCTGATGGTAACAAATCTGTGTCATGTTTGCCACCTTGAAAGCGTCCGTTGCGTAAAGCGAATAAAAATGAGTTTACACGCGCATATGCCCATTGCTCTGGCGAACTTACATTTGGGCGAACACTAGCTGGGTTTGTTTTATATGCGCCGATGCCGCGTTCAAACACTGCCGCTAATGTGCGAACATTTGTGCGCTTAGTTTTTGCGTCACCGACCTTCTCATTGTGTTCCTCAACCTTGTTCCGCAAGCCCTCCTGAACTGCATCACTCAAGTCAGAGAAAGCACGATCATCTTTTTTACCTTCCAGCTTCTTGATTAGTTCAAGAACAACATCCTTCATGCCTTGTTCGCCCAGCGTACCAATCACGCCCCATTTCATTTGCGCGACTACTCCGGCGATATTCGACTTGTTTGGCTCTAGGTCTCCATCCTTAAACTGCGCCCCATCCTCAAAGTGACGTGCCGCCCATGCCTCGCGCTCTTTTATCCAGTCCAATGTGCCTTCGGTTTCTTCGCCATCACGCGCCTTTGTCCAGAACTCATACGCTTCATTGCCACGGATGTTGCCGCCAGTGCGCCAAACCTCGTTATTGTTTTCCTTTACGCCGGAGGCAAAGTCATAATCAAACTGCGGATAATTGCTGTTCCGCAAGCTAATCTTTTTGTCATCACCTTTAGTGGGAAAATCAGTCGCCATTTTCAGCACCATCAATATCTGCCTCGACAGGCAACTTATTGCCAAATGGCTCAAAGGCAAGTTTCAAGCCATAGCGTTCTGCCATTTCTTTGTCAGATTGTATCTGCGCGAATACGTCTTCTACATCACGACCGTAATTTGCCGCAATGTCAGACAAGCTGACAATGCCATTTGATACGGCTGTGATATTGGCATTGATTTCGCGTTGCGGATCGACCCACGCAAAACCACGACCGCGAAACACAACACCGTTAGAAAACTTATCAAACTTATCAATAGGAATTGGAACATCCCCGACAGTCATTGTTGTCTCAAGCCACGCACGAAAAACAGGTTCACAGAAGTGCTGGATCATAAATGACTGCAACATCTTGAAATGATCGCGTTCCTCAATGGTGCCTTGCCGGATGGATGAATAGCTTACGCCAGTCAAATCATTCGACAGACTGGTATAACTGACATTCAGGCCGGATGCGATGCCGCGCAGAATAGCTTTCTGGAACTCATCAAATGTTGTTGTCGGATGGTTCGGATCAATCAGCTTCAAGTCCTGACCCTGTGGTAGCTGGAATATGCTGGCTGGCTCAAAGTCAACAACAGGCATATCGTCGTCGCTCTCATCGTCACCAACAAAGTCCTCACCACTTGGTGACGTAAGAACAGCAAACTTCGATGCCGCCGCACGCGCCGCAACAAGACTTGCCTCCGCAAATCCATCAAGCATTTTTAGGCCAGTGATCGCTGGTGCCATAAATGGCTCGCCACGGGTTTGGTGCGTTCTGACAGGCATAAAAATATGGATCATTTCACTAGCCGGAACTCGCACATGATTTCTTGCTTGCGGCGTTCTAAGGAAGCTGTCATTGGGGTGGCTGGTCAGAACGTGATAAGCGACAGGACGGTGAAAGCTATCCAGTTCTACACCCATGCGAATTTCATTGCCATTAGCCTCGTTGCGACCATTCTCCTGATCGTCAACCAAATCAGCCTCGATAAACTGCAATGTAAAGCTATTTTGATACTGGTTGTTGCGGATCAGCTTTATAAATACCTCGCCATCACGAGCCAGCGTTTCTGCGGCAACGCGCTGGCAATCAAGCCAGCTAAGTCTGCCGGTCACGTCAGCATTGCCAAGGCGACCCCAAGACAAAAAGGCATCTTCAATAATCTTATTTCCAGCCGCGTCCAACCCCATATCTGGGTTCCTTGCCCTGACTTGTGCATTAAAGCCTTTCTCCCCGACAACATTTGTTTTGATTAGGTTGAGAAAGCGTTTTGCATATTCATTGTTTCTGGCAAGATCGCGGCTCCGATTGCGGAGAACTGGCAAGGCATTTTTTAGTTCACTATC